GTTTGGCTGTTGAGTTTATCCATGAGGGTTTAAATCAATCGGTTGTTGATTTATCTGATGAGGCTGCTGTTTACCAGGAGATTGAAACAGATAACAAAGTTGACCTAGAAGATTGGTTAAAGCGGATATGAACGAGATCCATATCTTTCTACCTGGTCAACCGATTGGCAAGGGAAGGCCAAGGTTTACGAGGATGGGGCGGGTTTATACTCCAGAGAAGACCAGGCGTTATGAACATCGTTTGGCTGCTGAAGCATCGAACTGGATGGTTTTACGTCAGCTAGATCCGATTCAATGTCCTTGCAAGGTATTGATCAAGGCTCAGTTTGAGATACCAAAGAGTTGGACAAAGAAAAAGAAAGCACAAGCGGCTGCGCTGGAGATCAATCCAGGCAAGCCCGACATCGATAACGTAGCGAAGATCGCGCTCGATGCCTTAAACGGTGTCGCTTTCGAGGATGATAAGCAAGTCTATGATTTAAAGGTTATCAAGAGGTACGGAGATCCGTGTTTAATTATCACGGTTAGTTATTGAAAGGCTGGCGCAAGAGAGATAAAAGCGCCAGCCTGACAACATTTAGCATTATTGGGTGAAACAATGCAGGGATAGAATACACATTCCTTGCCAGAATAAAAGGTAAAAAGATGGCTAATTTTCCAGCAATGCCGTTATGGACGGACGCTTACATCGCTGACACGCAACACTTGAGCAATGAGGAGCATGGCGTCTATCTCAGGCTGTTGATGTTTGCCTGGCGAACTAAAGATTGTTGTCTTCCAGATGATGATAAAAGACTTGCTCTGATGGTCGGCGTTACAGCGAAGAAATGGCTCAAATTAAAGCCGGTAATTATGCAGCACTGGGATCATAGTGATACCGGTTGGACGCAGAAAAAGCAACTAAAAGTGTTCCAAGCCGTCAGCAAATCGGTAAACCAAAAACGCTCCGCAGGGGAAGCTAGTTGGAAAGCTAAGTCTTTGAAAGATAACGAAGCAGATGCAACGGTCGTTATAACGGAGGAGGTAACGGGGAGGGTAACGGCTGGACAACGAACCAAAACCAAAACCAATATAGAAAAAATAGATACTAAAGTATCTACAAAAAAAGGCAGCAGATGGACGGATAAAAACGAGGTAGAAGATGCTTGGATTCAGTGGGCAGTTGAGCAGGGTTTACAGATTGAAGATGCTTACATTCAAGCAGCTAGTTTCTCTGACTATTGGATCGCTATATCTGGCAGCAAGGGAACCAAGCTAGATTGGCAAGCGACCTGGAGAAACTGGATACGCAACACAATGCAGAGAAAGCCACCAACGCCCATAATCAGAGCAGTTGAAGATCCGACAGTCATTGACAGCATTGTGGCTGATCTCATAGAAAAGAACGGAAGGGGCATATGATGGATTACGGCAAGCGAATAGGTATCGTTACAGTTGAAGTACAAAAGCTGTTGAATGGATACGAACCGCCAAGGTCCAGGGCAGATGATCCTTCATGGCAAAAGCAAGAGATCTCAGACGTTGCAGACGCAGTGAATAGCTCAATCCCAAAAGATGCAACAGCAGAAGGTATTCCCAGGCTATTCGAAAGAATGCGCCGTGATCTCAAGAAGTCAGCGAAGACAAGAGCGTGGCCAATTACACGCGAGATCGTTGAAGCAATCAAAGAACGCACGCCCAAGAAAGACTTCGAAGCATCGCAAGTGGCAGCTTTCGACAGTGACACGATAGCAGCCAAACGTATCAACAACGGTGAAGGCGTAGCAGAAACATACATAATCGGATCAGCAGCAGCCAGGCTAATCGAAAAGAAACTCATAACAGCCAAAGCCCTGGAAGGTTACAAATACTCAATTGAACAAAACAAGCAGCCAACTAACTTCGATCCAATCGAGGAGAACCCGTTTTGAGACCCAAGCAACTTAAAGCAAAAGATCTCAGAGCGTTCACAATCGTACCAATCCGAGCGCTGGGCGATCCAAGAGTATCAGCATCAACCTTCAGAGTTCTCGCAGCTTACTGTTCATACGCAGACCGAATAGGCAGAACGTTTGTATCTCAAGGCAGACTAGCCGAAACCCTGGGAATAGGTAAAAGCGGAGTATCGTATCATGCCGTTAAACTTCGCAAGCTAGGTTACATGGTTTACTGTAAGCCGTTCTATCCTGGGCAGAGGTCAACATCAAACCGCATAGTCTACGAACCAAGCATCAAGCTGGAAGAAACGATCAAGTCTTCATTGTCAGTTAAACACCAGATGGAGATTTCAGAAGCAGAATCAATGCTGAAGGATCAGATCAAACAAGGTAAGGCTGGGACTAACAGAGGGACTGATCAGAGGTTATCTAAGTTAATGGTAGAATTTCAGTGTCTCACAGCAGAGTTTTTTACAGCAGCAATATCGCAAGGTTGGTGGATCTCGCATGATCAGGCACAAAGATCAGCTAAGATGCTGGCTAATCAAGCCGTAGAGCTACTGAGAGAGCCGCACAGCAACGAAACAGGTGCAGCATGAGCATAGGTAGCCTAGCGCATGATAGCATAGCTCAAATCGAAAAAACGACACCCCTTGCCCCTCCCCCTCGCGCGTCTGTGTATGGGGACCTCACGCAACTATTTTCCAAAAAACCATGAAAGGAGCCTAATATGGCAAAAAGACCAGGACTATACGCGAATATCCACGCGAAGAAGAAACGGATTGCTGCTGGTAGCGGCGAGAAGATGCGCAAGGTTGGTAGTAAGGGTTCTCCTACTGCTGATGCTTTTAAACAGGCGGCTAAGACCCGCATGAAAAGGAAGGGATAAGCTATGCCTATGGGTAAGGGGAGTTATGGAAGCAAGGTTGGGCGTCCGTCTAAAGCGGATAAGAAGGACCCTGTTTTAAAGAAGGCAGCTATGAAGAAGATGGCGGGTAAGAAGAAGAAGTAATGCTTGACCCTGGCGATCCTTTGTCTGTTGTTAGTTGGCAAGTTAGGTCTGATGGTCTTTATGTTTGGCGCGATGCTGAATTGATAGCTGTTATTGGGCATGATTTGTTTCCTAATATCATTGAGGATTTAGCCAGGGGATTGCTTCGTGAAAAGCACTGTATTTATCACTAGGTATTGTAATATCGTTTTGATGTGATATCGTTATTTCATTGCAACGCGATATAGGAGAAAACAATGTCGAAGCGATTTAGTGTTGTGCAAGCGAAGGAAGTACCAGGTCGGGATAAGCCTGTTTGGTTACGTCATGGTATTGCTTTTGAGGGTGAGAAGGGGATCAGTATTAAGCTTGAGAGTTTACCCCTTCCTAACAAGGATGGTGAGGTTTGGTTAAAGTTGTTTGTTGATGATGGTAATCGTCAGCAGCAATCTACACCGGCTGCTAAACCTGCTGATTTAGATGATGAGATTCCATTTTAATGGCAAGAAAAAAAGAGGATAAGATTAAACCTATTCCTCCGGTTGGTCGGTTTGGCGGTGCGCGATTGTTGCAGCGCCGGATCGGTCGGTCTGAAACTCTTGCTCAGAACAAGGAAGCTGTTGCTACTGAGTTGATTGCTATGGGTACGGCTCGGATTACCGATATCATTAATCTTCATACTGGTGAGGTTAAGCCTATGGCTGATATTCCAGAGGAAGCCCTGGCATCGATTAAGAAGGTTACTGTTGGTCAGTATGGAACAACGATTGAGTTATTTGACAAGGTAAGTGTTCTACGCATTTTAGCTAAAGCTAGTGGGCTGCTGGATGTTGAGAGCAATGTTGATAAGCCTTCGATCATTGGGATCAATATGAAGGGTCCAGAGATTACCACGACTTATGAGGCTGGCGATGAGTAATCTTCCTAGCATGGATTTAGACTTTTCTAAGTCTGCTACTGTCTGGAAATTTCTACACGATAAATCTTTTGTTCGTGGCCTGATGGGTCCGGTTGGATCTGGTAAGTCATATGGGTGCGCTGCTGAGATAATGCTCAAAGCTGTGCAGCAAAAGCCTTCTCCGCGAGATGGTATCCGGTATTCGCGGTTTGTTGTCGTTAGAAATACCTATCCAGAGCTAAGAACAACTACAATTAAAACCTGGGGGGAGTTGTTTCCAGAAGAAACTTGGGGTCCGATGCGGTGGCAACCGCCTATAACGCACCATTTGAAGCTGCCCACCCGCGATAATGCACCTGGTATTGACTGCGAAGTTATCTTTATGGCGCTATCTACGCCGCAAGATGTGCGTAAACTGCTTTCATTGGAACTTACTGGTGCCTGGGTAAATGAAGCCAGAGAGTTACCAAAGGCTGTTATCGATGGTTTGACCCACCGTGTAGGCCGTTACCCTACTAAATCGGACGGAGGGGCGTCCTGGTACGGCATTATCATGGATACGAACCCGCCTGATGCGGATCACTGGTGGCATGAGCTTGCAGAGAAGAACCCTATCGGTGGTCGGTTCCCCTGGAAGTTTCACCGGCAACCTGGTGGTGTTCTGGAGGTGGCTGCTAAAGATATCCCTGAGAACCCAGAAGCAAACGGATTTGTTTTTTCTGGTGGCAAGTGGTGGATGGTTAACCCGTCAGCGGAAAATAAGGTTCATCTTCCTGATGGATATTATGAGCAGCTTCTTGGCGGTAAGAATGCTGATTGGATTAGATGTTATGCAGAAGGCAAGTACACGTTTGTGCAAGAAGGGCGTCCGGTGTGGCCTGAGTACGATGATGAGTTAATGTCAGCGGAAGTTCAGTATGATCCTCAGTACCCGCTTCAGATCGGTGTAGACTTTGGACTAACTCCAGCCGCCATCTTTGGGCAAAGAACCGCCGGTGGTGCCTGGAAGGTCTTAGATGAGCTAGTTACGTTTGATATGGGGCTTGAACGGTTTGGTCAGGAGCTACTGGCTAAGATAGCAGCTAGTTTTGACAAGGCAGAGGTAATGATCTGGGGTGATCCAGCGGGTAACAAGCGTGATGAGATTTATGAAGTTACCGCATTTGATCATTTGAAGTCTATCGGGTTTAGAGCGCAGCCAACAGATAGTAATGCTTTCAATGTTCGCCGTGAAGCTGCTGCTTCGCCTATGAACCGGCTGGTGAGTGGCAAGCCTGGGCTGATAGTAAATAAAAAATGTTTGCGCTTGCGCAAATCTTTAAGTGGTGGGTATTTCTTCAAGCGCGTTTCAATGGGCGCTGGTCAAGATAGGTTTAAAGACGCGCCGGTAAAGAATGAGCATTCTCACTGTGGCGATGCGTTTGGATATCTAATGCTTGGTGGCGGTGAGCAGCGTAAGTTGCGGCGTGGATCTTATGGTACAAGCTTTGCCGCAAGCTCAAGTTACTCAGCGACAACAGACTTTGAAATTTTTTAATGGGTTTAATTCAGATCCCAGAGTTTAGAATGAGCAATGATGAGCATATTGTTGCATTAACCTATGATCACCTGACCAGAATACAGTATAACGAAGATACTAAGGAATACATGAAACATATTCCTAATTATGTTCATTACATTTGGGATAATGCCGTTGTCGGATCTAGCTGGACCGGAATCTGTCGAGGTAAGGTTATTGCTGTTTTCGGTATCAGATACATCTGGAGTGGCCTGGCAGAGATGTGGATGATCCCCAGCAAAGATATTTATAAGAATGCGATATTACTTCTTCGAGGTGCCAGGGCTATAACCGATACCACAATCCGCGATTATGAAATAAAAAGACTACAAATCTGCGTTAAAGTAGAAAACGATGTTGCTTTAAGGTTTGCCAAATCACTAGGTTTTAGTGTAGAAAGCGTTATGACAAAGTTCGGCCCAGAGGGGGCTGACTATTACATGATGGTGAGGTTTTAATATGTCTGGATTGTTTGGTGGTGGATCAAGAGCGCCTACTCAAGCTGAAATTGACGCCGATGCTGCGCGTCAAAGGGCTTCTAAAAGGGCTGAAGCAGAAGAAATTACTGAGATGCAGGGTGTTCAGTCACGGCGCAGTAGAATGCGCAGGGGTGGATTAAGGCTTTTATTTTCTCCCGCTAGACGGGAAGGCCCACAGCAAGAAAAACTTAAAACAAAACTAGGTGGTGATTACTAATGACACAAATTAAATCTGATCCGCGCGTCCATAATAAAGTTAAAGTGGCCGTTGCCGTTGAAAAGGTACGCGCTCGTAATGAGGACGGTTCGTTTGTAGGTGACGATCCCAGCACTCCAGAAAATGAAGCTTGGGTTGAAAAGCCAAAGCCCAAAGCAAAACCAAAAGCCAAGTAAATGGTAGCAAAAAAGTTTCAAAGTGCAGCGGGTGGCTTAAATGAAGCTGGTCGAAAAAAACTTGGAATGGGCCGTAAGTTAAAAACCGGCACTAATCCCAGGCGTATCAGCTTTGCTGCACGATTTGCTGGCATGAAAGGCCCAATGAAAGATGAAAAG